CTTAGTATCCAACTCATAGCGTTCTGCACAAGCCTCAAGAGATAGTGGCTCTTTGATACCACGTTGTAATACATACTCAGCAAGCATCGTGTCAAACACAGGGCCATCATACTTGAAGCCTGACTCCCACAACCACAGCAAGTCATGCGCTGCATTGTGCATGATAAGCACAGTTGCATTGTCTAAGAACCATTGCACACGGTCATAATAATCCATTTGATTAGGCTCATCTGCGTGGTCAAATGGGAAGTGTCTTTCCACACCTTGGTCAGTTAATACACCAACCATAGTCAGTGAGTTCTCCTGCTCAAACGGGTCCATGTGTATCTTACCATCACGTTTAGTGACAGTGTTTTCTACGTCTAGTGTTACCTTCATCCCTCATACCTCGCTGTCTGATAATCTAAATTTACGTGCAGTTGTCCGTGCCAGCCATTTAACTTGTTCTTAACAATGTTAACATGCCGCACAGGACTATCTTCATCTTGTCCTTCTACTGTAGCAGACTTACCAATCAGTATCATCAGGTCAGCTTCTGCTGCCTTACCTGTGCGTGAACCTTCCATCATAGATTGGTTCAGTGTGGTGCGACCTTCTGCCTCAGCAGACAACTGTGACATATAGAATACAGCACAGTCATACGTCTTAGCAATCTGCCTCGCATACATAGCACATGCTTTCAGTGCCTCGTCCTGTCGGGCAAATGAACCTTCGACAGAGAACTTATCACCCATGTCTAGCACAAGTATGTCTGGCTTGTACGACTTACATACGGACTCTACCCATGCCATGTCACGTCCACCTGCTTCCTTAATCTTGATGTTGTCCATCACAGGTTTGTACATTGCTGATGCCTTTGCCATATCTTCACGTATCTCACGTGCTGTCATACCACAGGCGGCAGTCAGATACCTAGCACCGACACGGTGAGTAGCTTCTTCGTTACATAACACAATGCATCTTGCTCCTTGATGTGCAAACCCACCGGGGCTGGCAATCAAGCTGGCATGAAAAGATGTCTTGCCAGTGTTTGGTCTTGCACCTACTTCGATAAGCTGACCACCACTAACACCCTCTATCTTACGTGTTATGGTAGGTACGTTGAATGTCCAACGTGCTTCTAACTCAGCTTTAGCCATGAGTGTCTCAATACTGATGTCATCCCACTCAATATTGAGATTAGGAATAAAGTCATCACCATAACGCTCAAGCAAGTTACGTAGCTTCTCAAGAGTAGCCGCATCACCATTAACCATATCAAAGCCAATGTTAGCTACGTCCTCACCAACTACCTGCTGGAATAGTTTGGACAGCACCTCTTGTGCTACGTCACCACCCATCGGGTCTTCCTTCTTGATAGAGGCAAACAGAGAAGCATATGCTTGCTTCTGCGCTGTAGTCAGCGTTGGATTGTCTGACATGAACAGTGCTTCAATCTCATCTGGATTGACGGTACGTTCATACCTGTCCATTGCCTTATCAATAGCCTGTTTAATCTTACGTACATCCTTACTGAACAGGCGGTCTGGACATTTAGAACCACGATGGTCATCGTAGAACGACTTGTCCATAAGACTACGTACTAATGCTAATTCCATACTGTATCTCCTATGTGGGTTAGTTGTTCGATATCTTCTTCTCTACGGTATTTCAAATCGTCTGTCAAGCGAAGGACACGGACATCATCCACATATCCTCTGAGTTCTTTCGCCATTGATAATGTCTTAGGCAGTGCATCGGGGTCTAGTGCTATGACTGCCGTTGAGAACTGTGAAAGATACTGCCTGTGGCTGGAAGATAATGACGTACCCAACACAGCAACCCCACACAATACATCATTGCCCACGATGGCTGCACTCACACAGTCCTCAACAACTACAGCGACTTTACCACACCCGAAGGTATAAGGCAAGCCACTATTTCCATATCGCTTCCATTTAGGTAAGCGTTTCATTACAGAACGACCTGTAGCATCGACCATCTTGCCCTTGTGTATGACAGGGAATACAATCCTGTCTTCCTTCACATCGTACATCAGGCCATGCCCTTCCATGTCCAAGCCCCAAGTCGCACAAAACCTATCTATGTATGTGTTTGTGTGATTAGTCACCACGTATGGCGGTAACTCAAACTTGTCCTCTGCAAATCGTTCAGCATCCTTCATTGTATTACGTATGTCATCAGCAGTAAGGTGTACCTTTTTGCCGCCTGATACGTTACAGGATGCCTTGTAACAGTTCCATACGAGAGAACCCATGTTATTAGTCACTGTAAATGTTTTATAGCCATTACATTCTGGACAATTTATTCTTTTTGTATGTCCATTAGGTATGTCTATATCACTTATAGTGTTTAATATATTATTATACATGTATCACTCTCCTTGTTGGCACTTGTATGTGCTTATATCATGCATGTGACGTGCTGTCAATGCATAATCTGCACTGGCAAAAGTATTTTTCATGTATGGTTTAACAGACTGTGGGTTACTATGTCCTGTAACCGACATGATTTGTGCCATACCGACACCTGCTTCTACCATTTCAGTTGTACCTGTCCTACGTAAATCCATCAACCGTATCTCCTCAGACAGCCCTGCAAGCCTCATCACTTGCCGTCCTGCTTTGGACAGTCTATCTATACTGTACGGATGATAAACGCCACCAGTAGGGCGTGGACGGGGAGCAACATACTGTTGAAAGCCAAAGTCATCTTTCTGTTGCACCAGCATCTCTGTCAGGTCATCACTGATAGGCAGTGTTACCTCTGCCCTACGCTTTGACTGTTCCAGATACAGCTTTTGCTTGTCCAAGTCTACAACATCCCATGTAAGCAATCGCATGTCACCCAAACGCTGACACCACTCGTACGCCATGTGGACTATCAGCCCAATGTTACGATAGGCAAAGTCACCATAACAGAATGACAGAAACTTCTGTATGTCATCTTCTGTCCATACAACCTTGCGTTGTTTAGGTGACTTACGTTTGATGTTAGCAAACGGATTGACAGTAACATACTCCATCTCCATTGCGTATCTGTACACTAGTGATGACACAGTACACACGTGATTGGCAAACGTGATGCCACGCTTCACCCATTCTTCGTATGCGTGTTTGGCTTGCTTGCTTGTCACTTCGTTGTACAATTTATCGCCAAACTCACCGACCAGCACGTTGAGAAAGTATTGATAGTCTTTCTTAGACTTCTCTCTCAACATACTGAAATCATTAGAAGAATAGTATGTCAATACTAAATCTTCAACTGTTTTCATCAGTGATACCCTGCCTTTCTTTTCGCTCCCGTATGTGTTCATCAGCATATTTATTTAGGTACTTTTCCACAAAATCTTCTATACCTTTGCTATGAAAATGCTGCTTGTAATTTTTCTTGCGAGGACTCCATCTGCCTGTAGTCCAGTAATACATGTAAGGTCTATCAGCTTTACTGTATATTACTATAAGATGGGCAGACTCTACAACCTCATATGTTAAACCATTGGTAGTTAAATAGTCTATACAATGCTCAAGGCTCTGGCCTGTGTCTCTACGAAACACGGCCTCGCCCTTTGAATTAGTCCTCACATATTTCCAATCATTCTTACTCATGCTGCAATCAACTCCTTGAATGGCTTGCTTTCAATCCACTGTGACACCTTGCTCTCACGCTGGAACATGGACACAGCACCTGTATCCTTGCCAGTGTTACGTAGGTTGAAACCATTACGCTCATCAGCATAGCTGGCATAGTTAGTAAAGGCAGAGTACAATGCCCAGACATTCTGTCCACGCACACTTGCCTCTTGATTGTATAACCCAAACATCTTCTCTGCCATGCGGTCAGACTTCAGCAGGGTATCAAGCATAGCCTTGACATCACCTCTGTATAGGGGCTTGTTAGCCCAGCCTTGCAGACGCTCTGACTGTGCATAGAATGACTGTGTGGACTCACGTAAATCCCGAATGAACCTGTCCATAGTAAAGTTAGCAGTGTTCTTTCTACGTACCTTGTCATGCTCACCACGAATCATCCCGTTGGTGCAGAAGAAATCAATAGCACCAAAGAATGTCTGGTTGGAACAGCTACCATCAACACCATGCAAAGCAATGATACGCTGTGCAATAGTCGTGCTGTGCTTGTCTGTCTCAATACGAGCAGTCACATTAGGCAGGGTCATGTCAAGCATAGCCCATGCATTCTGACGGGCAGACCGCCACTTCATATTCATGTCCTCACATTGAGCCGCACCCAAGTTCTCAGTCACAGTGTCATGGACACCCTCAAAGAACTCTGTGTGTGATGCACAGTTGAATGTGTCACCTACGACACCAATGTATTCACCAGTGTACGCATTGATTACATACTTTTTGTCCTTTACCTTTGTGGGTTCAAACATAACTTCAAAGTCAAGATTTTCAGGAATCATGTCCTGCATTGGAATATCAAACGGCATATCATATCTCCTTCTGTTTGTTAAATGTCAACTGATAGTGTGTTATATAGACTAGCTTGCCATCCACTGTGGCATACTACGTCCTTTGTTATACCTTGCGAACTTCATCTTGTCAACTGTGTAGAACGCACGATACGCTTCAATAGGCCACAACTCATCTGTCTTCAGGTGGTCTAGGCCACTGAAGCATTGTGGGTGTGGTGTAAGTTGTCCGTCAGGTATCAGGTCAATACCACCAGCTATTGCTTGGCTATGCTTACCTGCACCATGCCACTTGCCATACCTGTGATGGTACTCGCATAGCATAGAGCAGTAAAGTTTATAGGCATACTTAAAGTTAGTCCGTGTCTCCATTGCCCACAGAGTACATGGATGCTTCTGATGCACAGGCTTGTACAACCCATGCTTCTCTGCATACTCAGGTGCATGATGCCACAGTGCAGTGCATAGCATCTGCGCTTCTTCCAGTGGCATCTTCACAATGTGTTGGTCACATAGTGACTTGGCTATTGCGACTACGTCATCCTCAATCAAAAATCTATTCATACTATTTCTCCTCTGTTGGGTAACATTTAATAATTATCTTATATTCACGATGTCTCATCTCCTCGTGTGATAAGAACTGACAATACTCTTGGTATATTGTCTCTGTCAATATAGATTGGTTCTCTATGAACTGCCACTCCACACCTGTATGACCCCACATACTTATGACAAGGGCAAACTCTTTCATCCCAATATCCTTTCTATAAGACCTACTATGGCTGCATAGAACATGTAGCCAAACGCAGACCAGATTACAATGAAGCCAACAATGCTTGTGTCACAATAGCCGTAGTCATCTTTTAATCCTAGCTTTCTCAATAGTTTATCCATCGTTACTCTCTCTTAACAATTCCATTACGTCACGGGTAGCATGTTCTATTAAGTCAAAGACTTCTTCAAAATCCCAGTGTTCAAACGGATGCCATGCGTAATCAGAAAAGAACTTCTTTAACTTTTCATCAGACCAACTTGACCAATCATCTGGCAGATGCTCTGTTAAAAAATTACCAGACATTCTAGCAAATACCTTGTCTCTATTCATTATCTTCTTTCTCCTTTAGTTTTCTCTTGCCATCCTGCCACCACTTAATCCGTGCCTTGATAGCTTCCTCTTCACATGGGCCACAGGTATGCGTCAGTCTGCCACGTTCATCGTATGTGCAATCTTTGCACTTACTCATGCTCACCCCCTGCACCCCGGCCTAGCCCGCCAAAATACTGTGGCCTACGCTTGGCTGTTTCAAATACACCTGCTGTGATAAACACACCAGCTATCAGCAGGGCATGTATTGCGGCACTGATACCAAAGGCAACAATGCTACCCAGATACATACTGAATATGATACACCACATCCACGAT